CAGAGCAAGCATGTATTCAAGAAGCACTAATAGTAGCTAGGTACTTTCAAGAACAAGGGTATCTAGCAATACCAGAATGTAAAAAAATAAATATGGGAGTTTCACTATGAGAGTAATAAGATGGGTAGGAAGATACTTAAAAAGAGTAGCTTGTGCACTATTAAATATTAAGTGTGGCGCAGATTGTAATTGCAAGGCGTAGGAATATGGCTTTATCAAAACAAAATAAAACTAAAGTAAAAAAAGTAATTAAAGGTTCAAAGAAAGCTGTTAAGGCTCATGCAGGACAAGCCAAGACTTTAAAGAAAGTAACTGGCATGTCTGCAGGTGGTAGCACTGTAAACAAAGCAGGTAACTACACAAAACCTGGAATGAGAAAAACTTTATTTAACTCAATTAAAGCAGGGGGCAAGGGTGGAAACCCTGGTCAGTGGTCTGCTCGTAAAGCTCAGATGTTAGCCAAACAATACAAAGCTAAAGGTGGAGGGTACAAGACTTGAAAGCTCCTCAGAAGTCTCTTAAGAAATGGGGTCAGCAGAAGTGGAGAACTTCTGATGGATCACCATCTAAGGGTAAGAAGAGGTACTTGCCTGACAAGGCATGGAATGCTTTGACACCTGGAGAAAAGGCTGCTACTAATAAAGCCAAGGCTACAGGAAATAAAAAAGGAAAACAGTTTGTTGCCCAACCAAAGGGTGTAGCAAAGAAAGTTAAACCATACAGAGCTAGTAAGGGAGGTCTAGCTAGAAAGAAAAAATAGAATGCCATTTCTTACTAGCAGCGTACCATACTTCAAAGCATGGGTACGAAGAGAATACACAAAGAACCTAGAGGAATACGAGGGTGAGTTCTTACACGCAATGGTCATAGGTGTGACCACCATGCCAAACAGAACCCTGAGTTTCCAAGTTATATTTACAGGTTGCGAGTCAGACTTTGATGACTCAGAGAATATACATGGTGGTGCAATGTGGGCAAGGATGCCTCTTACAGCACTCGTGGCAGATACCCCCCTTGAGGCTTGGCCTACACAGCTACCACCATACTTAGCACAACCCTGGGATTGTATGTCTCATACACACTCAGTATACAAATTAGAAAGAGCTTCACCTGCTCCCTGGATAGCAAAGGTTGATGGTGAGTTCTATCCTGCAAAGTATTACTTCACTGTAGACTACACAGACAACGAAGTAGCAGACGATCCTGCTCAACATAAACAGTCTCATGTCTTAGAGTTGTTAGACGCAGGAGAATACACAGGTAACATTGTTGCGTTGCCCAATAATAGAGTGAGAGTAACTCACCCTGCTTGGTTTGAAACTGGACAAGGTGCTCCAGACTTTAAACCTAATCAGCACATATATAACTCAAAAGAAGACGTAGACTATGTATGGGATACGCAACGAGTCTTTAACAATTTGTATAGTGAGGAAGAACAATGAAAAAGATAAAGAAAAAAGGTTACTCTAAAGGTGGAGCTAACATGAAGAAAAAAGGCTACGCAATGGGTGGAGCCAATATGAAAAAGAAGGGCTACTCTAAGGGTGGTGCTAACATGAAGAAAAAGGGTTATGCAGCAGGTGGCTTGAAAGCTCCTGGCTCAGGTAACACAGGTCTTAAGAAACTACCTAAAGAAGTTCGTAACAACATGGGTTACATGAACAAGGGTGGAATGCCTAAAAAGAAAAAAGGTTATGCCAAGGGTGGCATGAATGACATGCGTAAGACAGGGATGTTTTATGGTGGCATGACTAAAAAGGGTAAGAAATGAAAATAGAAGATAACAAAGTAATAGATCAGTATGGTGCTGTTCTAGCTGAGTATATTCGTGGGGAGTGGCATACTAAAGACCCTGCAGTTTTAGAGTTTGTTATGAGTGAGGATAAACCTGAAAAGAAAAGAGTTCGTGCCAGAGATGAGAAGGGTAGGCTTAAAGCTGATGATCCTTCTACTCCTAATATTAACGAAGCTTGGATGCCAGAAGCATAACAGGGTTGCAAATTTGTCACTAGTATAGTATAACTACTAACATATAACTATCCTTGCCTAGTTAGGGCTAACACAACAAAAGGGTAGTTACATGTTTAAAAGAATGTTCAACAGAATAGTAGAAGCAAGAACAGAGTCAGCAAGACGTAAGATTGCACGTATACAACTTAACAGAATGACTGACAGAGAACTAAAAGATTTAGGTATCGGTAGGCACGATATAGAAAGAGCTATACTCTACGGTAAATCTATCTGAAAGAAACAAATAATTTTATTGATGATAGTAGGAGTACTTTGGGAGGAGGCTCGTGGACCCAGTAACAATAATTTCAGGGGCTTCTATAGCCTTCAACGCCTTGAAGAAAGGTTTTCAGGTGGGAAAGGATCTCAATGATATGAGTTCCCAACTGACGCAGTGGGCAGGTCATATGGCTGATTTAGGTCAGGCTGAAAAACAAAATAAGAACCCTCCCTGGTGGAAAGCTCTAAATGGACAGTCGATAGAAAGTGAAGCCTTGGCTATTTTCACTGCGAAGAAAAAAGCAGAATCCATGCGTCAGGAGCTAAAAGACTGGATTAGTTTTAGCATGGGGCCATCAGCCTGGGATGAGCTTGTAGCCACTGAGGGTAGAATTAGAAAACAAAAAAGAGATCAAGAGTATCGTAAAGCAGAAATACAAGAAGCAATAGTAACCTGGGGTATTACAGGTATTCTTCTTGTATCAGCAATTGGTATTCTTGTCCTCGTAGCATATATGGTGAAGAATGGCTAGACAACTTACAGAAAAACAACAAAAGTTTCTTGATGTCCTTTTTGAGGAAGCAAAGGGTGATCCTGTTCAGGCTAAGAAACTAGCAGGTTATGCTGATGCTGTATCATCAACAAGTATTGTTAATGTGTTGACAGATGAGATTGCAGACCTTACAAAGAAGTTTATAGCACAATCTTCAACTAAGGCTGCGTACACTATGTTTTCTGTTATGGCTGATCCTACTGATCTAGGTGTAAAAGAAAAGATGTTAGCAGCTAAAGATATTTTAGATCGTGCAGGTTTTACTAAAACAGATAAGGTAGAAGTAAAAGCTACAGAGCCTTTATTTATTTTACCTGCGAAAGAAGATGAGTAAAAGAGCTTCAAAGGCATTACATCCAACTAACATTGATTGGCACATACCTTTAAGAGGAGAACAAGGGGAATGGTATCCTTTAATAAGGGTGGGGAGACACGTACCCTTTGGGTACAAACAAGACGAAAAAGATGAAATGCTTTTAGTACCAATTCCTGAAGAACTTGAATTATTAGAAAAAGCTAAGTTGTTCTTAAAAGATTATAGTCTAAGGCAAGTAGCTAAGTGGTTATCAGATAATTCTGGTAGGTATATTTCTCATGTAGGACTTGACAAACGTGTCAGAATGGAAGAAAAAAGAAGAAGAGCATCTTCAAACTATCGACAGTATGCCAAAAAATATAAAGAGGCGGCAAGGAAGTCGAAGAAGATTGAAGAAAAAAGAGTTGGTGGTAGAAACACCAGAAGTCTTGACCCAGATGAGGACTACATCAAACTCGAAAGAGGGGAGTGCTGTCCCTTCTGTGGTCAAACAAGAAGTAATATTTCAACCTAACCCAGGTCCACAGACTAGGTTTTTAGCTGCGACAGAACAAGAAGTACTATATGGAGGAGCAGCAGGGGGTGGAAAGAGCTATAGCTTAGTTGCTGATCCAGTTAGATATTTTAGTAATCCACATGCACGAATGCTTCTTGTACGTAGATCAACAGAAGAACTCAGAGAACTCATATCAGTAAGCAAGCAACTTTATCCACAGGCTGTTCCTGGTATAAGGTTCATGGAAAGAGATAAGACTTGGGTAGCCCCTAATGGTGCAACTCTCTGGATGTCATACCTCGACAGAGATGATGACGTTATGAGATACCAAGGACAAGCTTTTAACTGGATAGGGTTTGACGAATTAACTCAGTGGCCTTCAAGTTATGCCTGGTCATACATGCGTTCAAGGTTACGTAGCACAAAAGCCAGTGGTCTACCTCTTTACATGAGGGCAACGAGTAACCCAGGAGGACCAGGGCATCAGTGGGTAAAACGACACTTTATAGACCCTAACACTCCAGATCAATCTTTTTGGGCTACTGATGAAAATGGTGAAGTAATCTGTTGGCCTAAAGGACACACAAGAGAGGGTGAACCTTTATTTAAAAGAAAGTTTATTCCTGCTACGTTATTTGATAATCCCTATCTATCTGAAGATGGGATGTACGAGGCAAACCTTTTATCTTTACCAGAGCATCAGAGAAGACAACTTCTTGAGGGTGACTGGGATATAAACGAGGGTGCAGCCTTTCCAGAGTTTAACAGACGTATCCACGTTGTTGATCCATATGATATACCTAGTAACTGGACAAGATTTAGAGCTTGTGACTATGGGTACGGATCTCACACTGGGGTAGTCTGGTTAGCAGTTGTTCCAGGATCTGAACAGCTAATTGTCTACAGAGAGTTATATGTATCTAAAATCATAGCGACTGACCTGGCTGACATGATCCTGGACATAGAAGGTGACGAGAAAATAAAGTATGGGGTGCTTGACTCTTCTCTTTGGCATAAGCGTGGAGACACTGGCCCTAGCCTCGCAGAACAAATGATCTTGAAGGGCTGTCGTTGGAAACCCTCAGACAGATCAAAAGGTTCTCGTGTAGCAGGTAAGAACGAGTTACACAGAAGACTACAGGTTGATGAGTTTACAGAGGAGCCAAGACTTGTCTTATTTTCTAATTGCGTTAATACTATATCTCAGCTACCCTCTATTCCTCTAGACAAACGAAACCCTGAAGATGTAGACACAAACGCAGAAGATCACTTATATGATGCCTTAAGGTATGGTATAATGACAAGACCCAGAAGCAGTATATTTGATTTTGACCCTGCTTCACAACGGACAGGCTTTCAGGCTTCAGACCCTACATTTGGATATTAAGGAATACTCATGGAAGAAGATGACATTTTTGAATCAGATACTTTATCAATAGATGAGGCAACATCCTCTTACGCAGATGATATACCTGACAATGACGTTTATAGTGATCCAACTGTAGGTAATATTGTTGACTTTGTACAAGATCGTTATAGCAAAGCTGATAAGGCTAGGTACTCAGACGAACAGCGTTGGATTAAATCCTATCA